AGATAAAAATGTATTGAATGTTTTACTTAAAACAAATAAGCCAGTGATATCTCCAGTTTTTTGGACTAAAGGACCAGATAATAATGAATGGGCACAGGTATGGCTACAAGACCAGATATCACTTTATCATTCACTAACAAATCCTGAATTAAATGAAGAAACCAAAGATAAATATGCGAAAACATTCTATTCAGTATTGAAGACAGCAGACACGCCTATCAGAGTAGGTGGATTAGGTGCTTGCACACTGATTAGAAGAGACGTGATAGAAAAAAGAGCTGATTATAGTGAAATATACAATGTATCATTCTTTGGTGAAGATAGAGATTTCTGTATAAGAACAGTAGCATTAGGATTTGATTTGTGGGCTTATCCTGGACCTAATATATATGTAACGCATCGCTACCGTGAAGATTGACGTGGATTTATATAATAAATTAAACTATATGATAAATACAGTGCTTAACACAAGACACGCACACTATTATCTTTCTAAAGAAGATATAGAAGATTTTTGTCAAGAAGTATTTCTAAAACAGCTACAATCCGACAAGGAATTAGAATATAAAGATTTGTATCATATGTATTTTATCTTCACTAGAAGAATAAAAACATATAGAAAACGATATATCAGTCTGGAAGTCAACTGCCCGCCTCTTCGGAGGTAAGTTCTAATTGAACTTAGTTGACCAGCCTAAGGTGTTTAGGACACCTACGTTATACAGGTCAGGACACCTACGGGTGCTTCTCCAGCCTGTAGCTCTGTCGCTTAGCATTAAACAGTCCTGAGGGTAGGGATAGTGTGCTAAGTGCAAAAAGCTTGTATAACATTGGCGAGGAGAGACTATCGAAAGATAGCGTTACTAGCCCCGTAAGGGGAATGGAAGGAGAGAGATTATGGTATTTGTAGTAGGTAAACACAAAAAACCATTAATGCCTTGTTCAGAGAAAAGGGCGAGATTATTGCTTGAACGTGGCAGAGCAGTAATACATAGAAAAGAACCATTTACTATACGCATTAAAGATAGAACAGTGAAGGAAAGCAATCTACAACCATTAAGATTGAAACTTGACCCGGGTAGCAAAGTAACTGGTGTAGCTATCTTAGAAAATGATTCTAAAGCAATATGGCTAGGTGAAATACATCATAAAACAAATATTAAGAAGAATCTAGAAAATAGAAGAGCTATCAGAAGAAACAGAAGAAATCGCAAGACTAGATATAGACAGGCAAGATTCCTTAATCGCAGAAAGCCAAAAGGTTGGCTACCACCTTCGCTAAGAGCTAGAGTTAATCAGACTACTAACTTTGTAACAAGAATTCGTAATCTATTACCTATAACTACAATTAGCACAGAACACGTTAAATTCGATACCCAGCTAACGCAGAATCCAGATATTAAGGGAATTGAATATCAGCAAGGTGAATTATTTGGTTATGAAGTTAGAGAATATCTACTTGAGAAATGGGGACGTAAGTGTGCTTATTGTGGCAAAGAAAATGTACCGCTAGAAATAGAACATTTAATCCCTAAGTCGAGAGGAGGTAGTGATAGAGTGAGCAACCTAACTATAGCGTGTCACGAATGTAATCAGAAGAAGGGGAATATGACAGCTGAAGAATTTAATCATCCTGAAATACAAACACAAGCCAAGAAACCATTAAAAGATGCTGCTATGCTAAATACTACAAGGTGGACACTATATAATAACTTAAAGGAAACTGGCTTGCCAATTGAATGTGGTACTGGTGCAAGAACAAAGAAACAAAGATTAGAACGTGGGCTACCTAAAACACATTATTATGATGCTTGTTGTGTCGGAGCTAGCACACCAGACAATATAACAATAGATACTGAATATATTTCAGTTTGGGTAGCAAAAGGTCGTGGTAATAGACAAATGTGTAGAACTGATAAATATGGATTTCCGAAAAGCTATCGTAGAAATCAGAAACAGTATTTTGGTTTTCAAACAGGAGATATTGTTAAGGCTGATATTCCGAAAGGAAAATATCAAGGCAATTTTGTAGGTCGTGTAATTATAAGGTCAAGTGGAAATTTTGATATTAAGGATAGTATGAATAAATATATTTGTCAAGGTATTCCATGGAAATATATTCATTTGATACAAAGAAATTTTGGTTGGCAATGTCAAATGGAAAGAATACTTATATGATTAGTGATATTGAACTTGCTAAAAGACTTGCGAATGGTGACAATATAGATGAACTACTAAGTGATTCAGACGTAGTAGAAAGATTGAACGACCCACTATTTGAAAGATTCCTATTAAAATTCTTGCGTGCTAAAGCTATTGCTTCATTACCAAGAGCATTTATGAAGATTATAGAAGAAGCAGAAGAAGGTAATATACAGGCAACTAAAATGCTATTTGAACAATTGAATGTAGATTTTACTTCTGTAGAAAATACTACCAGAAATATAGAAGACTTGAAAAAACAAGTCTTGGAAGCGGTGAAGAAATATTCAGATAAAAAATGATTTAAACGATATTGCTTTATATCTAGAGGAACTGGATAGACAGGAAAGAATAAAGCTGTCAGATGATTTCAAATATTTTAATCGTGTATACTTCAATAATAAATATCCACCAAGTAAGTATCACGATATCGTTTGTGATTATCTACAAGATACTTCAATTAAGAAACTACTTATTATATCACCTAGAGAATCTGCAAAGACTACTATAACAGAAAGATTTGTTATATGGCTAGCAGTAAAGAAACGTGCTAACTTTGTAGTATTGATAGGTGAAAGTTTCCAACGTGGCTGTGATTTCTTAAGAGATATTAAATCAGAAATAGAACAAAATGAAAAGTTAAGATATGATTATGGCAATCTTGTTTCCTCAAAGAACTGGAGCAAAACTTCAATACTTACAAAGACTGGAACATTGATATCCGTCTTTGCTAAAACTTCTGTAAGAGGGGCTAAATTTAAAGAATATAGACCTGACTATATAATAATAGACGACCTTGAAAATGAAGCTGTTCTTAATTCTAAAGCTATTGATAACTTGAAAAGCTGGTTCAATAAATCTGTTATGCACCTTGGCGATTTCGACTCAAGATACATAATTAATGGAACTCTTATATCAAGGAAGAGTTTACTAATAGACTTAATGAAAGACCCAACTTGGACTACTTTATTCTTTAAAGCAGTAATGAAGTATGCAGACAGAGAAGACTTATGGAATAGGTGGGTAAAAATAGTAACGAATAAGAACAATCCAGATAGGCTTATAGAAGGTAGACTATTCTATGAAAAGAATAAAGAAGAAATGCTTAAAGGTGTAGACGTGTTTTGGGATGGTAATCCACTGTATGATTATTACGAATTAATGATACAAAGATATGTTAGCCCTGGCTTATTCGCATTTGAATCTGAAAAGCAGAATAATCCTATGATTAATTATTCACCTCAAAGCATTAATCCAAACGATATTGGATATTATGACGAACTACCAAAAGATATGCCACTATTCCTTGGCGTAGACCCTTCACTAGGTAAAGATGATTTCACTGGTATGGTAATAATAGGAACTGACGAATTCGGTTATACTTATGTTCTGGACGCAGAAAATATCCTTACAGAAGACCCAAATGAACTTGCAGATATAATTATACAGAAAGATAAATCATTAAACTTTACAGCAATAGGTATAGAAAGCGTTGGATTCCAAAGGTGGCTAAATAAGATAATAGAACATAAAGACCAGAATACTGCTTTGAAGATATTTGAATCATATAATCCTAGTATACCGGGCATACAAAATCAGAAACAAAGAAAAATATCAAGTCTTAAAATGATTATGCATAAGATAAAGTTTAATAGAACATTACAGGTATTGATTGAACAGCTTTATGAGTTTCCGAATGGTGAACACGACGACTTACTAGATGCATTAATGATTGCTATGGATATAAGTAGCAAGTATCTGCCATTGAAGATAATTTGATACTTTTGTATTTTCATTCGGTATGTGAATGAAAATCATTCAAGACGTGAATGGAATTCTTGAATCTACTATATTCAAAATAACTTTCTTTGATTAGCAATCTTCTTGAATCTTCTATCTATATCACTTAAGGTTTCATTTTGCCGAAAAGATAACCTTGAGAATTGGTCCAGCCACAACATATATTGCCACAAATCTGAATGTTGTAAATATACAAAATATAAATCTCTTAACGATGAAAATGGGCAAAGATAACAAGAAATTCTGGCTATATGATTATATGCACCTTCAAAATCGAATCCTCTAGAATAGCAGAATTTAAGATTATCCTGTTGTCGCATTTTATTATCCACTAGCGGATACAATCTATTGCTCTCAATTTCTCTTCGATTGATTTCGTCATAAGCTATACCGACATATTCATAAACTTTTTTTCCATTAGCCAATTTTTTAGCCATTTTATGAACGCTGTCTTTCTTCAATCCGGTGCACCACCTTAAATTTATTATCGGCCAGCCATAACCTTTATACCCTTTATATTTTCCTCGTGTAATCTCATAATCTTTAAAATAATATTCAAAGTCAACTTTAACTCTTATAACAGGCACTGGCGATATCTTTTCTAATTTATCTATCATATGCAATGCTTCTGGAAAATCAGCTATTTCAGCAGTGATTATATAATCTAAAGGTTCATTGTTTTCAAGAAGTAATAATGTCATAGCTGTAGAATCTTTACCACCAGATATACTGGCTATATAAATGCCATTCGGGTCTCTAGAATATTTCATTTCCGAAAGATACAATACAATTTTTTTCCTTTAACCTCAAATGGTATTACTGAATATCCTATTCTTTTAGCTATATCTTTGTCATCTTCTATATAAATATCTATCTCTTCTAAATCTATTATCTCTCTCTTATACAATGCAATATCTTCTTTATCTAGACTATCCGTATAATTATAATATAT